ATCACTTCCACCAGAACCACCATCAATCACTAAAGGAGCAGATCCTACTTTTTCTAACTCTGAATTTTTTGATCCAGATGATCCATCACTGTAACCTTTATTATATGCTTCTTGACCATCAACCACCTCTACATCATCCTCATAAGAAGCAACAGAACTACTTTTCTTTGCTACTTTACTAACATCTAAAGGAACAATATTATTAGCATTACCTTTTATAGCAGCATGTGTTTCCTTTTTATTTTGATCTGCATAAGTTGATATTCTTCTATTAAGTTGTTTTCTATCCCCAGTATCTAAAGCATCATAATCCTTTTGTGATAATCCACCCATTGATTTAGAAAGATCATATTCTTTCTTACCCATCTTAAAGGTTTTATCTATTTTAGGAGGTGTTTTTACTTCATCCTTATTTGTTTTTGGTAGTGGTGGTGTCTTACCTTTTACTTCACCCTTCTTAGTATCTGCTACTCCCTCTTCTTCTTTTTTATCACCACCAGTTATCCAACTAGTAATCTGACCCAGATCTGGCAATTTTTTAAATATATTATCAATATTTGATTTCAATCCTGATAATCCTAATTTTTTAACAACTGCCTCTTCACCCTCTTGTATTTGTGGAACAAAATCTCTAGCAAACATATATGCATCCATGCCCATAGAAATTTTTGGACCAAGTGCAAAACCAGCACCTATCGGTGGTGGAAGAGCAGATAAATCAAGTATACCAGAAGCACCTTCAATCAATCCACCTATAGAATCTCCTTTAGCTAATCGATCATAAGCAAAGAGCATATTAACAATACCACCAAGAATAGGTATGGCTTTACCACCAATTTTTTTCATTAAACCTTCACTACCTGCTCCACCAAATTTTTGTAAAACTTTTGTTATTTTATCATATCCAGGAATCTTTTGTAGGACTTTCATAATTGACCCACCAATAGATTTCATTCTTTTGATGGCAGGTTCCAAATATTTCATTGCAGGTGTTAAAACCTTTTCCATTAGTGCATTTTTAGCTTTATTTCCTAGCTTTTTAAAAATATCTCCACCAGCTTTCAAAGCATTATCATATTTTCCTTTTAATGCTTTAGCAACATCTACAATCTGATCATATCTTTTCTGAACACCCTTTTTTAAATTTTTATATCCAGTGCCAATACTTTCCATCAATTCTGGACCAAGGGTTTTAAAATCAGGTAGCATATTAAACGCACCTTTTACACCCTTTACTATAAGATCACCAGCTCCTTTAAGAGCCTTTCCACCTAAGTCCTTTACTCCTCCAAAAAATTTCGCAAAACCTTTTGGTTTCTTTACATCAGCAATTGCATCCGCATTAGTCCATTTCTTTCCTGTCTGAGGATTAATCTTTTTCTTTTTAACTTTTATCTCATCAAGTTGTTTATTTGTTAATTTATTCTTCTTCTGAACTTCTATCTCAGTTTTTGTTTTCTTTCTTACCTTATTAGTTTTAGGATCAACTATCTCATCTGGTTTAACCTTTTTCTTTGTCTTAGGATCTACATCAAGATCATCACCTAATTTTGGTCCTTTCGGTACTTTAGGTTTTTTGAATTTTGCAAATGCCATTCCCAAGGCCATCACAATATTGATTACCTTAGTAAGACCTCCCATAAAGGAATCAAATTTTTCTGCAGCACCCTCACCCAACTTATCTTTTATAAAATTTCTAGTTCCTTCAACTGCTTTATAACCCCAATCAACAAAAGTAACTAATCCATTTAAAAGAACTCCACCAACTTTAATAATAAGATCCGCAGCATTGGCTAAAAATTTAACGATTGGCATTAGTTTAGGTAACCAATCAACCAACCTTACAGCAAGCCATCCAAAAAGAACCTTACCAAAAAAACTTTTTATTTTTCCCCAAAAACTTAAAACTTGTTTAGGAGGTGCTAATTTAAATTTTTTTGCTTTCTTCCCATCCTTTGAATCATCTTCCAACTCTTTCTCATCTTCTTTTCTTTCTGATCTTTCCTCTACTTTTCTTTTAGCATCCTCTGCTTTCTTTTCTGCAGCAAGAGTTCCTTTTAAAATAGTATCTATACTAACAAGTTTAGTTTTAATTACTAGTAAAGTATTTCCTTTTGAACCAGTTTCTTCTGTCTTTTCTATCTTCTGAATAGAACCACCAACAGAAGGGACTAATTGTGCTGTTGGTCTTACTGCAAGTGCTCCTCCTTTTTGTTCTCCACCTTCTTCACCACCCATTATTTTTCTAGCAGATGCTCTTCTAGTATCAGTCTTTTTCTTCCTATTGAGTAATTTATCAGTAGCAACTTGTTTTGCCTTACCTTTAACTGCACCCATTGCCACTTTTCCTAGTGCTGCCCAAGCCATTATACACTAATCCCCAATACTTGTATTTTATCAGAAGATCTCATTGCTGTTGCAGAGAAAGATGGAATCTCTTTATTACCACCACCTGTGCCACCAGCAGACTTCATGGAACCACCTTGATCTTGATAAGCAACTGTAGTTTTCTTTTTCCGTGATGGAGTTATGTTCTTTACAGTCTTTTTAGGTTGAATATTTGCTGCATTTTTTCTTAATGCTTGTACTTCTGGTCTATCTTTGAGTCTACCCCTACCACCTTGCACCTGACCACCACCTTTTAATCCTTGAATTACTTGTCTACCACCCTTAAATGCTTGAACTAAACCACCACCAAAATATCCCCGTCTATTCATTGCTAATGCTCTATCACGAGCAGACATACCAGCTAATGCTGCTGGACTAGTAGTATCTGCTTGAGCTCTTAAAAACAACCTATTTGCTGCTGTGCCTGGAATATTTTTATTAATATCAAATGCATAATCTGCTTTAAAGTTAGGATTCTCTAATGTCTGCCTTCTGACATAATCCATCTCCTTAAGTAATGCTTCTTTAACTTCTGGTTCTATCGCCTCATTTTCTATCAACATCTGATTTCCTTCATTAAAAGCCCATTCACTCATATTAGTAATCACCTTACCAAAGTTTAACATCTTTCCATCTCTATCCATTTCTATTCTCATATGTTCACCATAAAACTCAGGATCACTATCAATCAATGCATTATGCTGTTCCATAAAAGCCATCATTGAAGGACCAGCTGCTGCTACTAAGTCTTCCATACTCATAGGAGTTGTCATACCACCTTCATTATATCCACGGAGAAGAGATGGTTTATTTGTTCCACCAGCAGCAGCATTCATAGACTCCATTGTATTCACACCATACTTTTGAACTGCTCCTTTACTCATCACAAACTCACCAGGAGTTAGCATTGCAGGAACTGTATCTGTATTACCTCTACCAGGAACTGTTCCACCTTTATTCATTTTTTGAACTTCTTGACCCCCTGCTGGTTCCACATTTTTATCATTACCTGCTGGTTCCACATTTTTATCATTACCTGCTGGTTCCACATTTTTATCATTACCTGCTGCTGTTTCTGCTGCTGCTTCTACATTTTTATCACCACCTTCTTTATTTTTATCACCACCTTCTTTATTTTTATTTTTATTCTTATTGTGCAAATATACTCCACCAGCAACAACAGCACCAGTTGCAAGTAAACCCCATCCCAACGGTCCCATCGCTACCAGTGCCGCCATAAGTTTAGGAATAATGAAACCTACAAGTTTAGCTCCCCATACTACTAGAGTTTTAGTAAATCCAAGAATAAATCCACTCAACGCATTCCCAAATAACAAGTATCCAGCCAGCAACGCAGGCCACCAATCTTTAAAGAATTTTATAATACTTTGTATTTTACCTTTATTTTTCTTATCACCCATCCATTCTATTATTTTATAAAATATTCTTCCAAAAAAGATTGTTTGAATAAATCCTAATATTTTACTCCATATGCTTTGAAATGGTTTAATTACTGCCTCACCAGTTTGTTTAATTCCATCCCATATCTTCTTACCCCCTTCCAACATCTTCTCACGAACACCTCTCTTCTTCTTCTCTGATTCCTTTTTCTGATCCTTTGCTCCCTCCAATTGTAATTGATATTGACTATTCAGTGTTTCCTCTATAGAAATAACACTTGAAAGAATATCCTTTACAGGACCACTTGCTCCTTCTTCTTGATTTTCATCAGGGGGGAGAAGTTTACTTGGATCTACTGTTGCTCCATCATTACCCTTTTTAAAACGAAACTTCCTTTCTTCAGGACTTAGATATCCCCCCTTTTCATCTTGACCCATCACTCTCGATTTGAATCCCTCATCAAATGGAGTTCCTTTCTTAAATTTATCAACACTTATCTTTTTCTTTTTAACTTTTATTCTTGGTTTTTTCTTTGGTTTTGTCTTTGTAGAAACAGATTTATCTACTGCATCAAATTTTGATTCTTCTCCAACAAATTCTTTCTCTTCATCCGTCATTGGAACTGAAGAGTTATATTCTTCTACTTCTTCTGGTGTTGCATGAGCAGCATCAAATTCTCCATCTTCTTCTCCACGTATATCATCTAAAACATCATCTAAACCTTCAGGTATCTCCTCACCAACTTCCTCTGCTAATTCCTCTACTGCTTCTACTACTTCTTCTACTGATTCTGCTACTTCTTTTTTTCTCTTTGCTTGTTCTTCTTTCCTCTTTGCTTGTTCTTCACCTATATTTATTACTACATCTGCTAAATTGCTAATTTTGGTCTCATTACCACTAATTCTTTTCTCAAGTCCAAGAACGCGCGTTAAAGTTTTCCTCTGCATTGCAAAGGAGTTGCTTAATGTCTTATGTAATTTAGTAAGTTGAACAGGTATATCTTTTCCAAGACTTTCAACTTTACCCGCTAGTTGATAGTGAGGATCGTGTTTTGCCCTCAGAGCATCTATCATACTAGGTTTTTTACTAGCCATTCTGTTGTTGCTGCTTTAACTTTTCTTCCTCAAGATGTTGTTGAAGTAGAGCCACATAAATGTCTCTTTCCCAAGGCATCATATTTTCAATCTCTGTCAAGCTATATTTATGATACTGCATCAAGGCAAAATTTAGTTTGAAGTAATCCTCCAAACTCATGTGCAGTAGGGCTACACGAAAAAAGACGCTAATCCCTCCAATGTCACTTCACTTTCAACCTTTGTTTTAGGATTGGTAACATTAATAATATGAGATAATTTAGGCATCGATTCAAAAAATGCTTCAATGTCTTTAAACTGTTGAGAATTCATCGACTCAAGGAAATCTTTAACTTCCTTTTTAGTACAATCAGCAGTTGCCCAAACTTCATCCTCAGTATAAACTTTATCAATACATGATGCAATTAAATCAAATGATTGATCCATTGCATTCTTATCATTAAAATCAAAATTATTTTTAATAAATTGATCAAGAGATGGATACTTCATTTCCATCATAATACTATCATCTATTTTGATTTTATTTGAATGTTTTTCATCTTTTTGAACTTCAATCTCATCTAAGTTGATTGTCACTGGAACTGTGGTTTCACCATCATCAGGACAAATTACATTAACTTCAAGTTCTTCTCCAACAGATTTACCACGAATATTTAAAAATAGATATTCAATATCAAAAGTGGGAAGAGATTCAACCTTCACACCTTTAGTAAGAATACAACTTTTAAGAACTGCTTTAATCGCAGTCGTGATCTGTCTATTATCTTCACTCTCAAGAGCAATTACAAGAACCTTTTCTTCTTTAACTAGAAATGGTCTATATTGAATCGATTGTCCTGTCGAGGGTAACTCCAACTCATATGTTGGGGTTGCAATTTTTGGTAAAGGCATAATGTCTTATAACAAGTCATATATTTATATATAAGGGTTTTTAAAATATGTTATTGAAATAGTCCTCCATTAGACTGTGCTTGTTGAGTTGGAGATTGAGGTAATACATTTATTTTATCAAGATTGTGTATAATATATCTAACGTAAGTCATAGAAACTGAACACTTCAATAATGAAGACCCATCATAAGAAACAGGCATTGAAGTTATTGAAAGAGGATATGATCTAATAAATTCATATTCTAACTTAGCTGAACTATATTCTCTATCACCATCTTGAGTTTGTGAAGGACTTGGATCTTTCTCAAATTTTGTAATTGTCATTCCCTGTCCAGCAATATAATCATTAGGATATTTCATTCTATAATGATACTCTGGATTGAGTAATTCATTTCTATTTTCTTGTGCTGATACAAACTCAGTCCTTTCAGGTGATGTTGCTGCCCCAGTAATAAAATCTATCCATTCTTCAAAAAATTTAATTGGTTGATATAATCCTGCGTCAACATAAAAAGTTAAATCAATTCTTTCATCAAATATTCTACGATGCACAAATCTTTCTGTTACACCAGTTCTATCATTATTAGTTTCAAATGTTGCTAAACTAGATCCAGGTAATGATGCCTCTGAACACATCAAATTAATTTTATCTTGTCTATCACCTTCCCATTTTTTAAAAATCTGCCTGGCTGGAGAACCAATCGAACCAGGAAGTGGAATAGATACTTCAAAATGAGAAGTAGTAGCTGGTCTTAATAACTTAGATTTGATGTCTGAGACTTTTCTTACGGTAGGCATTTATAAATACTATTTGACCTTATATATTATGTATATGAGATAATGGCAGAAAGTATTAAAAGTCTATTTAAACCTACAAAACCAAGGAAATATAAGGGTGATGTAACTAATATTATTTGTCGTAGTTCTTGGGAAAGACGATTTTGTAATTATTGTGACTTAAATGAAAATATTACAGAATGGGGAAGTGAAGAATTTTGGATTCCATACTACGCACCTGATGGTAGAGTCCGTAGATACTTCCCAGATTTTATTATCAAGGTCAAAGAAAATACAGGTCAATTGAAGACTTATGTAATAGAGGTAAAACCTCTTAAACAGACTAAAGAACCTAAAAAAAGAAAAAGAGTGACTAAATCCTATCTCTACGAATGTCAGACATATGCTGTA